TGAGAGCATTGAAGGCCTTAAAAGCATTGAAGACAAAAGGCAGTTCAACTGACGGGAGAATTAACGCTGATACTGTTATCCTTAAGGTGAACAAGTGAAGGATAATGTAGTAGACTTCACTAAAGCCTTTGAAAAGCGAAAGAAACGAGACGAAGAGATAGACGAACTCGTGCTTGAAAGTGATAAGGAAGTTGCTGAGATATTCTCCGTAGTTAATGCTAGAGAGACTGTTTGGGCTTTAAGAGGAATGGGAATTGATGTAGAGAATGACCCTAGATCGATGCTGGATATATTGACAATTATAGAAGCATCTAAGGCTCTAGTCTATCGTTCCATAGGTGAAGATTATCCATTTCAAACTTTTGCGAATACTGTTTTCGAAGATGTTCAGAAAGAAAGTGGAGTTAAAATACAAGATATGCTTGATGACTTCATAGAAGGTATGGAAGAATATTTTGATGGAATCGAAGAATAAATTGCTTGACAAACACTATTAACTTATGCTATTATAGTAACACTATAAATTAAGTTAGGAGAAAGATAATGATACTGGTTGACATGAACCAAGTCATGATCGCAAATATGATGATGCAGATTGGTAATCATCAGAATGCTGAGATTGATGTGAGTATGCTAAGGCATATGATATTGAATACGCTAAGAGCGAATCGTAAGAAGTTTACTTCTGAGTTTGGCGAACTTGTGATCTGTTGTGACGACAAGAACTATTGGCGTAGACAGATATATCCATATTATAAAGCGAATCGTAAGAAGTCACGAGATAGTTCTGAGTTAGATTGGAACGCTATCTTCACGGCTCTTAATAGCATTCGTGAAGAACTTAAAGAGTTCTTTCCATACAAAGTTATTCAAATAGAAACCTGTGAAGCTGATGATATCATCGGTGTGGTTACTCATGAAGAGGGTACCGAACTAAATGCAGGTGAGCCTATTCTAATTCTGTCTGGTGATAAAGATTATATACAACTTCATAAGTATGCCAATGTGAAGCAATATGATCCAGTTAGAAAGCGTTGGATTTCTAACGCAAACCCAGAGAAATATCTTGCTGAACACATTCTCAAAGGTGACTCTGGTGATGGCATACCAAATGTGTTGTCTGCTGATAATTGCTTTGTTATGGGCATAAGACAGCGACCAGTAACTCAGAAGCGTATCGCTGAGTGGGCTGATATAAATAATATGCATGATGAAGTAAAGCGTAACTATATGCGTAACAAGGCTATGATTGATTTGTCTGAAGTGCCTCAAGGTATGAAAGATGAAATACTCAAAGCTTGGCATGAAGATAATGGTAAAGATAGAAGTCAGTTACTGAACTACTTTATCAAAAACAAACTAAGAAATTTAATGGAATGTATAACGGAGTTTTAAAATGACTACATTATCTCTAGCAGAGATTGTGAATACTGCTCGAAAAGCTGAATTGAATGATGATAAAGTACAGATATTGAAGAAAAATTTCTCTTGGCAACTAAGAGATGTTCTTGTGTTGATGTGCTGTAAGAACTGGTCTTTTGATTTACCAGAGACTGCGCCACCATACACTAAATCTGAGATCAAAGAATCCCATGGTCTACTATATCGTGAAATGCGAAAGATGGGTTATCTAATCAGTGGTCATCCAGATGGTAAAGAGTTGGAACAGATGAGAAAAGAAAAGATTTTCATTGAAATGCTTGAAAGCATTGATGGTGATGATGCAGAGTTGTTAGTAAGAATGATAACAAAGCAACCTTATCCAGACTTATCTCCTGATGTTATAAACATAGCATTTGGTGATGTTATCAAAGATCCTATTCCAGTGAAGCGTGGTCGTGGTCGACCAAAGAAGAACGAACAGTAAGGTAAAGTAGCATGAGTAAAAATAAGAGCAAGAAGTTTCGTGAGTGGATAGATGAGGACTTTGACAGTAAAAAGGACTCAAAGCGATACGATAAGCGTAAAGCTGACATCAAAGAAGCCAGAAAGCAAAAGCGAAAAAACCGAGACTCTTACTAAATTGAGGAATTGATTATGAAAAATCGAAGAGACGACTTGATAGAAGCATCAATGTCTTATATGCAAGCCCAAGCTGGCAAGCATAAAATGAATATTGATATCTTGTTGGATAATGGTGTTGGTTTAGCTGAACACCCAGACATTATGGAAACCATCGAGAATGAGTTAGAAAAGATGGCTGAGTATCACGATAAGTATGAGATGCTTCAAAACTACTTTAAATAATGCTTGACTATACTATACTCTTTATGCTATAATACAGAGTATTTTAATGATAAGGAATGTGATGAACGACAAGATTATATTAGTTGACTGCGATGGTGTTCTGCTCGATTGGGAACATAGCTTCAAAGTCTGGATGAAAGAGAAGGGCTATAAAGTGAAGAATGACGAAGAGTATTCTATGGCTAAATGTTACGAGATGGAAAAGCCAGAGATGAAGAAGTTGATTCGCCATTTCAATGAAAGTGCTACGATGTGTTGCCTACCACCCCTACGAGATGCTGTAAAGTATGTTCGTAAAATCCACGAAGAACTAGGTTATGTCTTTCACTGTATCACTAGTATGACGCTTGATCGATATGCAAACAAACTTAGAGAACAAAATCTAGAAAACTTATTCGGTCCAACTGCTTTTGAAAAAGTTGAGTGTTTAGATACTGGTGCTGATAAAGATGAAGCACTTCTTCCTTATATTGATAGCGGTTGTATGTGGGTTGAAGACAAGTTTACAAACGCTGAGTTAGGCGATAGACTCGGATTATCGTCTGTGTTGATGCAACATCAGCACAACATTGGCTATGAGAACGATGCAATCCCAGTAGTAGAAAGTTGGAAAGAAATCTATGAAATGCTCTCATAAGGGCTTCATTTGATATAAATATCATTATGGTTAGATGTGAGTTAGGGCAATCTAAAGATTGTCCATTTTTTTATAAATTGGAGAATAGTATGCCTATATATCAGTACAAAAATGAAGAAACTAGTGAAGTGACTGACCATTTTATGTCCATTGCTGACATGGAACAATTCGAACTAGACAACCCCCATATGAAGAAAATCATCCATGCTCCTGCTATAGGCGATGCAATGCGGCTAGGAGTTAGAAAGATTGATGATGGTTTTAATGATATATTGAAAACAGTTAAGAAGAATAATCCGGGGTCCACAATCAGAGACAAATAAGGATTTTTTAATGCCTGCACAACAACAAGAAAGACTAACTAAAAGGCAAAGACGAGTACTAAGACAACAGGGAATATTAGACACAGATAATCAACTTTCATCAGGATTTACAGTTAAGAGCGATATTGCTCCAATGACTGATAATCAGGCTTTAGCCTTTGAGTCGTGGGATGAAGGTCAAAACTTAATGTTACATGGTATAGCCGGAACTGGTAAAACATTTCTAGCACTATATTTTGCACTCAAAGAAACGCTGAAGACGAATACACCACACAAGAAAGTCTTCATTGTTCGATCAATAGTTCCAACAAGAGATATCGGATTTCTACCTGGCTCTCAGAAAGACAAGATGAAAGTCTATGAAGCCCCTTACTACGACATATGTAGCAAGCTATTTGGTAGAGGTGATGCATACGAGATTCTCAAGCAACGGAACAATGTAGAGTTCATATCTACTTCCTTTCTTCGTGGTTCTACATTCGATGACTGCATTATCGTAGTTGACGAAGTCCAGAACATGAGCGATCAAGAACTACACACCGTAATGACTCGTGTTGGTGAAGACTGTCGAATCATCTTTGCAGGCGATGTAAAGCAAGACGATCTCACAAGCGAACGCAAGAAAGAACTTTCTGGACTGAAGATATTCATGGAAGTGATTCGCAATATGCGAGAGTTCGACTTTGTTGAGTTTCTAGCCAATGATATTGTAAGAAGCAATCTCGTAAAATCATATATAATAGAAAGAGACCGACAAGGATTATAACAATGCCAGCAATAATTAGAACAGGTGATGTGCATCTTGGACACGCAAGTCCCACACCTAATCCATTTCACCAAACTGCGTATGTTTCGGGTCAAGCGAAAGTGTCTGTAGCGGGTTCACTTGCCGTGAGAATAGGCGATTTGACTGCTTGCGGTGATGCCGCTGTTGGTGGTTCTGCAAAAGTCAGTATCGCAGGGTCATTTGTTCATAGAAGTGGAGATGCTACTTCTGGTCACGGATCATGGGTACCTAATGTGGCGTCTGTATCGACTAATGTAAAAGTCATCGCAGGATAAGATATGGCAAAACCAGATTATGCATCACTGTTGAGACAGATTGCAGTCGCAACAAGTCCACCTAATAGTGATACAAGCAACTTAGATAGTGACACTCAAACTGATAGTTTTCTTCTAGCGGCCTGGGTATCTATCTTTGGTAACTGGCCGAATGTTGCATTGCCTGTTGTTCTTATGGAACTGACATTCGATATCACAAATGGATCAACTGGCACTTCGCCCATCAATATCATGGCAACAAGTAGTGCCGCAGGATTCACATTTGCTGGACAAAATCATTCAGTTACAGTAGACGGTGCTTCAACTGTTAACATTCCCACATTAGCATCAACGACACAGCACATCTATGTTTCATCTTGTACAAAATCTTCTGATGGCACAAAGGCAATAGTTCAGATCAGTTATAATAGTGACGACCAAACTACTACTGGTTTGGGTTTACGCATTCATTATGACAATAGAGTACTGCAATTATCTGCTATAAATAATGTATTAGAGACAGGTTTATTTATTCGACCAGAAGCTACTTCAGGTGCGGCAAAACAGTCTTTGATAGATCAGGCATATGTATTTAATGAGCCTCTTACCAATGCAGAAAAGGAGTTATTCGAATATGCCTCATTCGACTATGTTACTGATAACCCAGCTTCAGACGGCAATTCGTTTGTTGGCGATTATAGAGGACCAGATTACTCAGGTTAAATTATGGCACTAACTAAGAGATCGACAAAAGGATCTGCACTTACATATGCAGAATTAGACGGCAACTTCACTCATCTGGGTGGTGATGGTAGTTATGTGTTTCCTGCAACCGACGGTACAGCTACCCATGTTTTAGCAACTGATGGTAACGGGCAACTTAGTTTTGTTGCTAATAATGGCGCACTAAACGATCTAACAGACATTACGATAACATCAGTCGCAAATGGTCAATTTTTAAAATATAATGGTACTGCATGGATAAACTCAGCAGTAGCGTTTTCAGATTTGACGACTACGCCAACCACCATATCGGGTTATGGAATTACTGATGCATTACAATTAGGCACAACATCAACAACTGCATTAGCAGGCAATACTGCTCTAAGTGCGATAGGTGGTAGTCTTAATTTAGCATCGCAAGTAACTGGAACATTACCTGTGGGCAATATGGAGGCAACTGCACTCACGACAGTTCGAACTGCCGCAAACGAAGCGGCACAACTTGCATTGACAACTGAAGAAGGTGATGTTGTTGTTCGTACAGATGAAAATAAAACATACATGAGAAATAGTGGTACTGCTAATCCACATGATATGACAAACTTCACACTTCTTGCTACACCAACTGATGCCGTTACAAGTGTGGATGGAAATACTGGCGCAGTCACAACACTACAACTAGGTACATCATCAACAACTGCACTCGCAGGTAATACTGCTCTAAGTGCGATAGGTGGTAGTCTTAATTTAGCATCGCAAGTAACTGGAACAATTGATAATGCTAGACTACCATCTGCCGCAACAAATATCACTTCTGTTGGTACACTTGATAAATTAGAAGTTGCAAGTACTGCTGATACTGCTACTCCTGGTCCTGTAATAGGGTTATATAGAAACTCAGCAGGTCCTGCCACAAGCGATAGACTTGGATCGTTAAGATTCTTTGGAAAAAATGCAAGTAGTGAAAAAGTATTTTATGCTGGTATTGATGGGGGAATTGGTAGTTCTTTTGCTGATGGAAGTCATGTTGGTTTTATAAGATTCACTGTTGCAGATGGTACTAGTTCTGGTAGTGCAATAACTGATATTACTGCTGATGTCACAACTGACGAAGATCCAACCATGACACTATATAAGTATGGTCTTGTTATGGGTGCTAACAACGATATATTTTTAGATGATGTAGATGATGTTATTAAATGGGACGGTGGAAATGGACAAAGCCTAAGAGGTAGAGCATCAGATAATGGTTCAGCAAGTACAATTACATTACCTGATGTAACAAGTGGCACAGTTATTACAACAGGCAACTTATCTGGTATTACCTCTGTTGGTACATTATCGAACTTGATTATACAACCATCTAGTGGTTCTACTGGTGGGATTCTTGTTCATTCCCGTGGCGGCAACGCATCGTTCTTACTCAATGGTGTTGGTGTTGTTGGAGACGCAGACTATGTTCCTGATGGCATTTTTTATGTAAATAATGCAGCCAGTGCAACCATTATTAGTGATTCTAATACCATAGTTGGCCCTACTACTGTCAATAGTAATTCTTTTGAGATTGTCAGCACAGATGATGATGCAGACAGCGATCCAACTTTATCTTTGTATAGAAATAGTGCAAGTGCCGCAGATAACGATGATATAGGTAAAATTAAGTTCTACGGTAACAACGATGCGGGTACACCCGAAAAGATAGAGTACGCAGGTATATATGCTGAAATAGATGATATGACTGATGGCACAGAAGATGGTGAATTAAACTTCTATGCTATGGCGGGTGGGTCTATGGAAGACCCCGTAATGCGTTTAGACAAAAACGGCCTTGAATTGCTTGCTAATAACGACCTTGTTTTTGGGATAAATTCTCTAATTTCTTTTCAAGGCGATACCGCTGATTCAACAAATAAAACAACTTTATATGTTACAGACCCTACTGCGGCTAGGGCAGTTTTACTACCAGATGCATCTGGTACTCTTGCACTTACTACTGAATTACTATCGTTAGGTACAACTTCTACTACAGCATTAGCAGGTGATACTGCATTACTAGCGTTAGGCACAAGTTCTACAACTGCTCTAGCGGGTGATACTGCATTACTAGCATTAGGTACATCATCCACTACAGCATTAGCGGGCGATACTACATTCTCTACACTTGCCAATTCCTCAACTGCTACCGATACTATAACTATAGGAGCATCAGCACAGACAGGTGCAATCGCAATCGGTAATAATACAGCCGCACAAACAGTTAATATTCAAGCCGGAACGCCAGGATCAGGTCAAACTCAAACTATTAATGTCGGCACAGGTGGATCAGCGGGTAGTACAAAAACAATCAATATAGGTACTACAAACACCAGTTATCATACTAAAAATATTAATATGGGTAACTCAA